GCTGCCGCTTCCTTCGTCCAATGCCGCTTGAATGGTGTATGACTTGGCAATTTGGCGGCGGGCATTGTCAAACTGCTTTGCAAGGCTGCCTTGACCAATCTTGTCTAAATGGCGAAACACCATTTCCTCAAGATTTTCAGCGGCGCTACGCTGTGCGCGACCCAACGCTTTACGAGTTGGATCGTCTAATGCAGCAAGGTTATCTGCCGCCTCGTTTCGCAACTGTTTAAGAAACGCCATGCCAGATTTGGCATCAAAGTCAGCGACATCTAGCGATTTAATCAATTTATCAATGTTCCCCGCTGCGGCAACATCCGCATCTGGGAAATCGCTCATGATTTCGCTGATTTCAGCCCGCATTTTTTGCAGACCAGCCTTGTAATCAACGTCAGCGGCAATACGCCCTGCGTTTTTAACCGCTTCATAAACTTTGCCTGCCTCATCACGAACTTGCTCAAGCGTGTCTTGAGTAATTTCGCGGGTTTCTGGCAATCCAAGAGTGCGGTTTGCAAGTTTGTTGGTAACTTGCTGGTTGGTCATCCGTGCGGTCTGCTCGGTAGCTTGTTTGCCGCCTATACTTTCCAATGCCACATTGCCAAGGCTTGGCTTGATTGTTGCGGGCGGCACAACGTATCCCTCTCGCTGCCCAACATCAAATGTGCGCTGCTGCCGAGTCAAATCTGGCTGAAAATTATCAGGGGCAGGGCGGCTAATGCCCGGCATTGGGACTTTTGCGCCCGAGATTGCGCTGCCAAGGAACTGATTGATGTTCTCAACGGCGCCTTGCGGCTCTGGCAATCCCATTTGCGTCATCAGGTTCTGCGTGGCTTGAGTTGGCATCTGCTGGTTAGAATCTGTTGCAAGGTTATATGCCGCCATTGCAGCATCCGCAGCCATGCCGGGAATCGCGGTCAATCCAGTTACAGCAGAACGCGCCGCAAGCCCTAATTGACGAGGAAACTGACTCGGCAGCCCCATGACCTCTGACTTTATGTAACCACCTGCTTGACGCATCCGATCGCGTAGTGCTTTCAGCAAGTCGTCATTGTCCTCGGGGGAACCGCCAACCGGCTCGCTTTGCTCTCTCCAGCCCATTATCGCTTCCTCATCATTTTGCCGTCAGGCGTGATGAACAAGTCGCCCTTATTCAATTTCTCAAACATCGGGTCATTGTCGCCAGTCAGACGCGGAATCATCAGGGGCTGCAACGGATTAGTTACAATGTCCTCTGGATTCAAGCCAGAACGAGTGGCAATGCCGGTGTATCGGTCAACAAGCTGCTGCACGTTTGGCATTTGGCTTTCAACCATGCCATACGATGACTGCAAGAAGTCTTGGCGTTGCGGTTGAGACAGTCTTTCGCCACTCACAACCTTGTTATAAAGATTGCGAATTTGAACATCCACGCCAGCTGCGTTTTGCGCTGTTGCAAATTCGCCTTCACGAACGGTGGAGGCTGGGTCAAGCGCCCGCATATAACTAAAAATCAAAGCCAAATCGTTTGCGGCACTCGGATTCAAGGCCGCGTTTTTGATTTTGACAAACGCATCGGCAACGCCACGATACGGCGTGGTTTGCGCTGTAAATTCTTTGCGTAATCCTTCCGCTGATTCTGGCGATTTACCACCGCCCGCCGTTGGCGCCACCCCTTTTGGCGTATCTCTAAACGATCCATCGCTAAAATAAGTGCGAATTTTATTGCCAAGGTCATCTGAACCTGTGCGAGTCACGGGTTTTTCTGGCGCTTCTCTTGGCTTAATTTTGCTGATGTCGCCTGTGCGCTGCGCTTCCGCAACAGACCCTAAATCAACCTCTGTTGGATTGATTGGAGCAATTTTCAAATCAAGGTCGCGTGGCATTGTCTTTTCGTACTGTGCCATCGCAAACTGCTGCACCATTGGGTTTGCGCTTTCAAACCCTTCCAACGCTCGCGCTCGTTTTTGCGCGGTCGTAAGCGGGCCGCCAACCTGCATCTGCATCGGCTGGCTAAAGTCAGGCTCACCTGTTGCCGTCATAGCGGGCATCAGGCGCTGGTTGGGCGCGGCAATGGCGCTAGGCTGCGCGTATTCCGTCGCACGAAATCCCGGCTGACCCGCCTTAACAGGCGTAGGGCCGCCCGGAGTCGTATTGATAATCGGCATTGGCGCTTCCATTGCGGCGATTTCGCCCGTGCCAACGGTGCGCTGCTCCGGCTCAAACGAGCGGATGTAATCGGTAAATTCTTGACGACCAGCCTTCTCTGCCTCGGCGGCGGATTCTTTTGCCATGCGGCCTTCACGGGCAGTTAAAAAGCCCTGCAACGCTTTAACTAGCGGCGCAGCCTTCGGGATCGGCGCAGCCGCCCCTTCCATTGGCTGATATTCCTGCTGTGCAAGAGCTTCTGCAAGGGCAGCACGGCGTCGTGCTTCCTCCAGCTGGCGCTCATACTCGGTCGGAGCGCGGAACGTTGAAACGTAGCGTGGTTTATTCTGCGCCATTGTCGAAATCCCCTCTGTATCGGCCTCCCTGCGGCGTTGTCATGCCGGGGGAGGCGGGGTAACCCATCGCACCGGGGCCACGCGGGCGATTGCCGCCAATCTGCGGCGACATCCCACGGCTCATGCCGCCCGGAGCGGGAGGTGCCATACCTCGGTTGCCCGTACCACCCATCGGCGGGCCGTAACCCATCGGCATACCGCCCTGACGCGACTGCGGCGGGCCATTAAAGTTCATGGCCTGCGGCGGCACACCGGGGTTGGTGTTAGGCGTACCACCTGCGTACATCAGATTCGGCTGCGGCACGTTACGCATATTGTTGCCGGGGCTGTTAAGCGACAGATTGCGTTCTTGCATTGCAAGCATACGCGCCATCTGCTGCGGCTTACGGTCTGGGGTAAATCCGTTCATTTGTTAGCCCTCAAAGCATTCCGTAATTGACCATCTTGTAACCAGATGGGTGAATGGCGACTGCTTCTGGCAGCACAGCTTCTAACTCGTCAGCCATGACGCCGCGCTGACGCTCGCCAAATATGTCGTACTCGTAGATACCAATGCCGAGCGGGTGCGTACCGACGCGCACAATGTTGGACTTCAAGCGGCGGTCTGACATTCCAAACAATCCGGGAATGCTGCCTGCGCCGCCGATTGCGGTTCCCGCCGCACCAGCAAGACTTCCAAGCATTCCCATGCCAGCGTTGTATGCACTAACTTGATTCTGATAGTTGCGCTGTGCGAAATCGCCCTGCGCCTGACCCGCTTGGAAGATGGGCGAGGGGGCAACGGTGACGCCGCTGTAGCCTTGGAACTGCGGCACATTGACCTGACCGCCTGACAACAACGCGCTGATCTCGTTGACCGGAATGCTGCGGATAGCCGCTTGCTGCGCCAACGCCTGCTGAATCGCTGTGTTGTAGAACTGCTGCTGCGCCATGTTCTGTTGGAACTGCTGTTGCTGCGCTTGGTTCTGGAACGCGGCCCGTTGTGCGCCAATATCAAAGCCCTGCCCAATGGCAGCATTACGCTGATCTTGCTGCGCCATAAGCTGATTGAACCGCTGCGCTTGCGCTTGGTTCTGTGCCGCCTGACGGGCCAATTCCTGCTGCATTGCCTGTGCTTGCGCTTGGTTGTACACCTCGGTGCTTTGCAAAGACTGACCAGCCTGTTGTGCCTGACGCGCCAAATTGGCCTGCTGGGCCGCCAATTCTTGCTGGAAGTTTTGCCCTCGGGCCGCGTTAGCAAGTTCAGCTTGTCCGACCGTTTGGTTAAACACCTGCTGCGCGGCTTCGTTTTGCAGGCGGGCTTGGTCAAACGTTGTTTGATAGTTTTGCGCGAGAGCTTGGTTGGCAAGCTCCTGCGCCTGCTGTCCCATGCCAAACTGTGCGAGCAGGCCAGCGCGGTTAAATTCACCTGCGCCAAGCGCCTGCTGGTAGTTTTGACCAATGGCTGCGTTTTGCGCTTGTTGGGCGGCTAATGCCTGCTCAAAATTCTGCCCGATAGCCTGATTGCCCATCTGCTGTGCGGCTTGCGCTTGTGCAAAGTTCTGGGCAATGGCGCGGTTGTACGCATCTTGCGCTGACTGCTGCGTACCGAACGACGCCAGTTGTGCCTCGCGGCCAAACTCACCGCCCTGCAATCGCTGCTGGAACGCTTGCTGCTGTGCCTGATTCTGTGCGGCCTGCGTGGCAAGCGATTGCGACAGATTTTGACCAAGGCCAGTGTTGTACAACCCCGCCTGTTCCATGCCAGCGCCAAAGCCTTGCAGCTGCGCTTGGTTGGCGAACATAGCGCGAGACTGCTGCTCGGCAAACTGCTGCTGTCGTGCGGCTTGGTCAAGGCTGATGCCCTGCGCGGCGGCTTGCAGCAAAAGGTCGTTTTCCTTCTGCATTTGCGCCGACATGGCAGAGTTATATGCCTCGCCACCCGGTCGCAAGCCTTGGTTAATCAGCTGCGTTTGAAGCGCCTGACGTTCGCCCTGCAACTGCGGCGACAAACGCGACAGGATCGCCTGTTGCGCCGTTGTGCCTGCATTGATTGGGCCTTGAGCAATGTTGGATACGTCAATCTGCCCTTGTAATTGCGGGCCACCAACAAACTGTTGCGCGTAACCAAACTGACCCTGTTGTGGGCCACCGGCCACACCGCCAATGCCAGACAAATCAAGCCCTTGCAGGTTAATTCCCTGCGGGCCTGCGCCTGCCATACCAAACAAACCACCTGCGGGGCCGCCTTGTGCGGTGCCAAACATCTGCCCGCCGGGGGCTGACTGTGAATAAAACTGCGATGGGTCTAATTGACCGAGGTTGGTAGGTGCGGCGGGGCCGCCCTGCGCCAATCCAAAAAATTGATTTTGTACGTTGCTTGCACCTTGCACCGGCACAGCACCAGTTGCCGTTTGCCCAGCGCCCATGTTTCCGGGCAACGCTTCTGGATTGTAAAACGACATTGGGGCATACCCGCCCTGCGGTGCGCCTGCAATGCCACTAATTGCTTCTCCGGCTTGCGTATATCCAATGGATTCGCTTGGCGGTGTTAACTCACGCTGCAAACCGCCTGCGCCCGGGACGTTGTATTGCAGAGACGGCAGGTTTTGCGGGCTAAATGCCGACGCAATGCCAAGATTTTGCAAACCGCCTGCTGCGCCACGCGCTGCCTGCGACATATACAACTGCGCGAGTTCTTGTTCGCGCAATGCCGCTTCGGCGTTTGGGTTGATCGTTTGGCGAACAGTCGGCTGCTCAATAAACGTCGTAAATTGATCTTCAGAGGGCGCTTCACCAGCCATTTCTGGGTTGGTAAACAACCGCTGTTGGTAAGCTTCCATCGCCTTGTTGTAGGCGTCTTTATCAACCGTTGGCGTTTTTGTCCACGATACGGTTTGCGTTCCCGTAGGCGTGTAAATGTTGGGATTAGACATATACGCCGACTGTCTGGCGGCAGCCATATTGGCTTCACCCTGCTTAATCGCAAGGGTGGTGTAGTCAGGCGCTGGCGGCGGTGCCGGTGATTTTTTGCCCATACCGAGGCTCCAAGTATCGACACTTGTCGGGTGTCTGCGTCATCAAAACAATATCCCCAGAATCGTGCGCGGCTTCTTTAATTCGCGCTTCTTCCGAGAATCCCATCTTGCTGACCAATGCGAGCGCCCGGGTATGGTTGCTGCTGATTGGCCCTATTATCTTATCAACTCCTGCGACGTTGTACGCATAATCGTACACAGCCGCCATATAAGCCGGGGTGACCCGTTGCCAAGCAATGTGGCAAACAACGGATCGCCCGTTCCAATTCTCGTAAACCGTCCCCGCTACCAACTCCCCGTCACGCTCTAAACCAATAGCAACTGACCGAGAGGGATCAAACGCCCCTTCCGTCTGCGCCGTGACCCATGCCCCCACTTGAGGGCCGCTAACTATATTCCAGCCCATCCGAGTTGATACACGATGTCGGTTGATGCCCACTCAAGCGAAACGTTCTTGCTGCTGCTATTAAAGATGATGCCGCCGCAATAACCAATTCCGCTCAAACCTACGACTGTGTTGTTGGCAATGCTGTTGCTGCCCCAGATTGCTTGATCCCACAGACCTACGTCCCACAGGCCGTAATTCGTTGCCACAAATGACAGCGCACCAAGGAAGTCATCGGTCTGGAAATCCACCGCAATACCAACGCCGATGGTTGGCTGGCCGTTGCTGTAGGTCGTAACGCGCCCACGGGTGAAGTATTTGATAACGCCACGGGTGTCAAAGTAGTTAAACGCCTGCAATGCGCGGGTGTTGATGGCTTGGCTGTTGTCGTTGTAACCAGCTGATCCGGTTCCGGTTGTCCACGCTTTTGCTACATAGCCGTCAGAGCCGTAATAAGGCTCATCGTTTAGCAAAGCAAAGCAGTTGGCGTACCAGCCGGTAAACCGACACCACGCCTTCGTGATGTTGTTCATTACAAACTGCACTTGTGCGCCGGTTGACACCGGTACGTTAACCATCAAGGCATTGTTTAGCGGGTGATACAACATCCCCCAGCCAAAGTTGTTTTTGTAAGTGCGGGCAGCAACCGCAAACGCGCCCTGTATCTTGTCCGATAGAGCCACGTTGGGGTCAAGGCGCGACGATTGCAGCGCCGAGGCCATCGGAATAAGGCCATCTAGCGTCAAAACCAGCAAATCACCGCCGTATTTCAGCAAACAACGGCGGGAAATTGGCGCACCGATGACCCAGATGCCGATTAACGCCCATGTGGAGGCGCTAGAGGGGTCTGTGCCGCGATACACCAGCACTTCACCCTGATCGGTTACAAATACGAGGTTGTCATCTACACCGTAGCCCGCGTCAATCGTCCACGCGGCCATTGCCACCAAGTTGCCGCCAAGGTGGGCAACCGATGACAGGTCAAGCGCCTGTGCGGCACCGCCCACAGATGCTGTCGGCAAATACCATGCTTTTAGGGTGTCTTTCTCAATGAACCAAACGCGGCTTTTGAAAAGCGTTGGCTGGATTAGCTTGGTTACCGTAACGCCCGTGATAGCAGGCGTTGATGCCCCGTCAATTGGCGTCCATGATGAACCGTTGTACAGCAGCGGCTTATCAGCCCCGTTTGCGGCATACAAATAACTGCCGCCTGCCGTCGTAACGTTGGTGTATTCCCACCGGCTATTAGAAAGCCCGCTTACTACCGCAGCGCCAACAGGGCCAGCGGAGGTAACGTCAAAGATGCTACCGCCAACAACCGCAAACAACTTGTCCGTTGTTCCGGCGCTGTAGGTCAGCAGACTTTCAACCTGACCCGTCATTCCGGTGGCGTGTTTGTCGTAGCCGCCACGCAACATCACGCTAGAAACGCCCGGGAACAGGTTATCTAGCGTCACGGCATCCGTTGGAGCCATGTTCGCAAGCGCGTCGCGGGCGTTCCAACCCCCAACAGGGGGCGGAAGCGAGGCGACGTTAGCCTGCGTTCGCTGAATTAACCTGCGGCGCGTAGGGGACGCCATGCTTAACTATCCGTACCGTAGCCGCTGTCGGGGATGTTGTCGTAACCGATCAACACCGTACCCGGTCGCGGGGCAAAGGAGAGGTTAGCGGCTGCCGTATCCTGCGCAATGGCCGCCTCAAGCTCCATCAAGTAATCGCGGTATAGCGCGGTGGTGTCAAAACCCTTGGCCTCAAAATACTTTAGCTTGGTCGCCAGAACCATGACCCGATCTGGATAGATACAGGTGTCATTGTCTGCCGTCATGCTGTTTTGCACGATGCCAGAGGCGTTATATGCCCAGCCCTTGCTGCGGTACTCAAAGCCGAGCAGTTCGCCCGCGTTCATACCCGGCCAAATCTGGAAGTATTGGCCGAGCAAACGCCAACGGATACGCGGGCCGGTGCTGATGTAGCCCGACAACAACCATTCCCATTGCTGCGGTGACTCGGGGCCAAGCATTTCCCAACGCTTGCTCTTGTCCCAATGGGTGCGGTTGACCGTGCTGTAGTAATCCACCGGTAGGTCGTATTTAACCTTTTGGAAGATAACCTCACCGTTCACAACGGTCGCAGTCGGCTGGTAGTTAATATCGACGGTCGTAGCACCAACCGAGGTGATGTAAGTGGCGTTCGGGATGCCATTACCCTGCACCTGATAGGTCGTATCCAGCCCTGCCGTAGAGGCAAGGCCGGTAATAACCGCTACGCCATCAACCCACGATCCAGTTGCGGTGGTGGCTTCGGTGTAAAACGTATGTTGGCGGGTCAGTTCTCGCCAATCAGCACGACGTAACAACTCATATCCAACGGCGTTCATCAGCGCCAATAACTGCACCGTTTCTTGGCTTTGGTTGCCTGCCACGGTGCTTGGCGTCGGAATGCCTAACTCATTCGTGCATTGCTGAATGAGTTGAATCATCGTGCTGCCCATACTATGCCTCCGCTAACTCTTTCGGCGGCCTGCCACGGCGCTTCGGCTCGTCGGTGCGATCTGACAACAACGATGCCATCTGTGCCTGCAATGCCGCCAACTGTTTCTTGGTGTCCTCAAGCTCCGCGCTCGCCTCGCTGCGGTTCTTGCGGTTCAAGTACAAACGCGCCCGCTCACGCAAGCCAATACCGCCCATGCCTACGCGCTGAAGCTGGGCATCCGAGGCCAGCGCAAGCTGCTCCACGGTCACAAACTTAAGGATGTTCAACTCTGCAATCTGGTCGCGGTTGATTTCCTCGGGGGAGTCTTTGTTCCATTGCGAGAGCGGCGTACCCATCTGCTCTGCCGCACCCTCGTTCTGTTGAATCTGGTAATGAAGCCATTGACGCGGGAAACGCTCTTTGTGGTCGTCGCGCAACGGCTGGTCAAGGATATTGGTTTTGTCACCGGGTGCCATGATGCGAACGTAGGTTCTGCCTGCGTTTGCGCCCTCGTCGCGGGTGTAAAACTCAACGTGCAGTTGGGCGTCGGCGTTGTTGATGTCGCTATCTAATGGCATTGTCCTTGCTCCTGTGGGGATTACAGGTTGTTGACCTGTGTGATGGTACAAATGACCGATGGAATTGCGGGATAAACGCTTGTGGCGCTTGCCGCAAGTAAAACTACGTCTGCGTCATTACTCTCCCACATCAATTCTACATAATTGGTGGGTTCAAGTTGGATGACAAAATTCCATGCCGCCACCAACTCCGCAGCGGTGCCTTGTACGACAACCCTGCTAGTGGTGTTTGGCACATTGGTGCCGTTTTTGCGTAGCCAAATGTGGATAACTGCCGCTGCGCCAGAAGTTTTATCCAACTGCGCTGAAAATTGGACGTTGTAAACGCCCTGATTTGCCACAACGAGGCGCGAGGTGGGCGACCCAATGCTGACCCCATTTGCCGCGTCTGTGGTGTTAAACGTCATCGCGTAAGCGGTGTTGATGGACACAATGGTTTGCGTCGTAGTGTCCGAAAACGCACCGTAATGCAGGATGGGAACCGAGCGGCCAAAGCCCTGCAATTCCTCCCATAACGTATTGCTAACGGCAAAAAACATGGCCGAGCAGTCAGGGTTAATAATGCCGTAGCCGACGTTATTGATGCTGCTATTGGCGTCGTATGGGTAGACCGTCAACGGGTTTGCGCCCGTGTTTTTGATAATGACCGTCTCACCCATTTCGGTCGGCGGCAGTTTAACGCCAGCACCCGAGGCAACGGTGGTGACGTTGGTGTAAACGTAGGTAATGGCTGTTGCGTTACCGGCTGATGTGCCAGCGGCGGTCAGCGAGGCAACGCCGTCGCCGCAAATCGACACCGTGGATAGTTGGTTTACCCCGCTACCCAATACTCGGGAGGGGATCGCCATTAAGCGGCCTTGCGCTCGTTACGAACGCGCATGATTTCGGCAATTAAGCCGGGGCCACGCGCATCCACGGTGATGTCTCCCATCACATCAAACAGCTTTTGGAATTCGTTGGCCTGCTGGGCCATTGCCATGTTGCAGTTAAACTTGCGCCCCGTAGGGCCGCCTACAAATACGTCAATTGACACACCGGCTTTGTCGCCCGTGAAGCGTTTTACGCCGTCAGCGCGGTTGCAGCTGTCGTACCCATACAGCGTAAAGTTGCGAAATCCAAGCAAATAACCAATGTTGACTGCTCGCAGTCCTGACGTAGTGCCGCCACCAACTGCTAATTTGCCACCGCCAATTGCGGTCATTTCTGGGCCTTCTGCCCATGAGTGCCATAACAGCACCTTGCGGCCCTTAAGGTAATCAAACGTAGACGGTGGGCAGCGTGAGGCGGGCATATATACCGTGTGGTCGTTAAGCCGCTGGATACCGTTTGTGCGGTCACGCGGGTCAAGGTTAATCCACAGGTCGGGGTTTACCCCGTTTTCTACTAAAAAGTCGTGTGCAGCCTTTACAGCCACAATCGGGCGACCGGCTCGGCGGTGCGCCTTAATTTCGTCAATGTAGTCGGGCATAGACCACCCGCTCGCCACCAATACGATGTTGCCATCGTGCTTGATGGGAGCGAGGGTCAGTTCTGGCAGACCACGGGACAGCGCAGAGCGGATGTTGGAGCAAAGCTCCTCTGCCGTGCCTGCCGCCTGTACCGTGATCTCCAGAGGCTTCATCAGAAGCCCACAACGCCCGTTGCAACGTGCGGGTAGCCCGCAACGCAGGTCAGAGCGGTAGCGCCCGAGGCCGTGGTCAGGGCAACAATGCCCTCAACCAAACCGCCGGTCACCGTCGCGTCATCCAGCGTACCCGCCGTGGCCGTCGTAAAGAGCGGCACAGCCGGGAGGCAGGAAGCAGCAAGGTTCACAACCGGCTTACCGCCAAGCTGCACCCAGCCATACGAGAGCGGCGCAATTGACACCTGCGCAAAGCCAATGACTTTGCTCTGTGCCGAGTTGGTCGTGGTCAACGGGACAACGGTGTTATCGCCCTTAACCGAGACAGCCATATACGTGCTGACAGCAGAAGCCGCCTGCACATAAATGGCCTGACCGCCATCATCAAGGTTCACGGTCGTGCCGAGCTTGAACGACGCCGAGGTGTCGGCGTAGCCGAGCGAAACGCCAATGAGATTGCTAGTAGAAATTGCCATTGTCGTTTACTCCTTAAGCAATCAACACGCCTTGGAACTGGCTGCCCGAGCAGGTCAAGTTACCTGCCCAGCCAATCAGTTTAACAATGGCGTCTTGGTTGACGGCCTGACGCTCGCCACCGATCGGAACAAAGTTGCGATCCTTGTGGGGGCGGAACATCAGGTACTTGGTGTTCAGGAACCACATATGGTTTGCGTTCCCCGAACCGCTGTTGTAGGTGGACGAACCGATACCACCGTCCAGCACAACGTCGGAGGCCATGCCTGCGCCGTAGTACTTTAGGGAGGCAAAGCCCGCGCCCGCCATGCCCGAACCACTCTCGGTAATACGCTGAATCGCCTGAAGCGACTGCAAGTAGAAACGATAGTAGTTGTTGTCGGCCACGATCAGGTCAGGCTTGTCGGTGCCACGAACCAGCTGCACGGCCAAGGCGTCCATGTAGCCTTGGATCGTCGTGCTGGAGACAGCGCCCGCACCACCGCCATCAGCGGCAGCCGAGAACTTCTTGCTCTGCCAGAACGACCACACGGCGCGGTTGATGCCACCGTAGGTGCCAACAGTCGGGTCATCCGGCACAGCAGCAGCAAGACCCGTGAGGTTCTTACCCGCGTTGCCGGTGCCGTCGCCATACAGGTCACCGCTGATGCGGTTAGCCAGCTGGGCTTCGGCCACTTCCATGCGACCGTCAAGAAGGTCGATGATGGCCTCCTTACCCGAGTTCTGGATCATCTCCAGACCCGAGATGGTCACCGCAGAAGCGTACTGCGTGATGGAGAACTGCGCCGAGCTAATCGGGCTGTTCTGACCCACGTTCAGCACTTCGTAACCGGAGTAGCTGTTCGTGTTGTTCGTGGTCGGATCGGTGTACATGATTTCCTGCAAAATCACGTTACCGCCCGAGAACGTTTTGACGTTCCCACGCTCCTTAAGACGACGAAGCAACGCGTTGTTGTTCGTCACGTTGTCAGCAAGCTCACCGCTACGGCTCTGAATGGTGGTAGCAATGATGTCGCTGATACTTGAGTTGGCAAATGCCATTTGATGACTCCTTTATCAGTTAATTACAAACGCGTCTCTGTTTCGGAGAAAGCCTCCTCCAAGAGGGCGCGACGGTTTGCTGCCTTGGGAGCCGTGTTTGGGCCGGGTGTGGCACTTCTGACGCTCACCGCTGCTGCGCGGGCAGTTTTCGCTACCCGATTGGCCTCCTTCGCCTGTTTTGCAGATTCTTCAGCCTGTTTGGCCTTCAAAGTCTGCTCAAAAAGGGTGGGGTCAAGCCTAACGGCCTTATCATAGGCTTCATCCAACGTCTGCGCGACTCCGCTCTGTAGGAGCTGAATCATCGTCGGTCGGACTTCTTCAAAATGATCGGCCTTCAAACTAAATTGGTTGATCTCGTTAAGCAGGGTCTGGTTTTCCACCATTTCCTGCTGCTGTTTCCAGCCCATGACCTCGCCACGGACTTTGTTCAGTTCGTTTTGCAGTTGATAAACCATCGGATCAACGCTGTTTGGCGTTGCTGTGGGGGCTTGCCCCTGCATTGCGCCTAGGTTGATGCCGTAACTCTGCGCCAACTGCATGAAATACTGCATTTTGGTCTGCGGGTCGCTGTTACGGAGCTTGTGGTCAGCTTCCATCAACGCGGCAACAGCCTTTTCTGGCTGCAAGCCAAGCCCTTGAATCGTGTTCATGTAAGGGCTGATGGCTTCCTGCATCGCATCGGCAAACTGCGCCTTGGAGAGCAGCGGTTCCACG